CAAGTTGGAGTGGTGGCGGCGGCGGTGGTGGAGTGATTTATAATCGTGCCTACCCTGTTACTGCTGGTGTTGGTATTCCATTAACTGTCGGTGGCGGTGGTCCTGGTAACTCTGCTACAGCAGGCGGCAATTCTATTTTTGGTGTTACAACAGCAACAGGCGGAGGAACAGGCGGTACTTGGGACAGTACAACTCCGGGACGTCCTGGAGGAAGTGGCGGCGGTGGTGGTAACTCATCTGCAGACGGTAGTAGATTTAGAGTAGCAGGTGGTCCTGGCATAACTGGTCAAGGATTTCCAGGTGGATCAGGTGTAAGATTTAATGACGATGGTGAAAATACCCACAACGGTGGTGGTGGTGGCGGAGCAGGAGGTCCTGGTCTAGCTTCACAAGATGAAAATCAACAACAAGCTACACACGGCGGTCCTGGAATTGCTCACGATATTTTCGGTGAAGTATTATATTGGGGAGGCGGCGGCGCTAGTGGTCCTCATATTTGCGACGGCGGAGGCGGCGACGGCGGCGTTGGTGGAGGCGGCGGCGGCTCTGCTCACTTTTGTCCAGGATATGGTCCGGGATTAGGAAATGGTCGAGGTGGTGGACAAGCATTAAACCAAGGTGGTAATTCTACAAACAGTGATGGTCATGCTCGTTTTGGCGGCAATGGCGGAGCTAACACCGGAGGCGGTGGTGGCAGTGGCGGTTCTTATCATGGAGCAGGCGGCTCAGGAATAGTTATAGTAAGATATTAAAGAGAGATTAAATGGCAACATTACAAAATACAACTATTAGCGATACTGGATTTTTAAGACTTCCCCAAGGTGATACTTCCACTAGACCATCTCCAACACCAGGTATGATAAGACTTAACACTAGTAATAATCTTTTAGAATATTATGATAATGCAGGTTGGAGACCTGTAACAGGAATAAGCAAAGGATCAATAGGCTCAGGTGGAAATACCATTCTTTTTGCCGGATCAAATGTTGGTCGTGCTAATAGTGTAGTTCATATGTTTACATCAGCAGGATCTCATACATTTACTCCTGCATTTACCGGTACAGTTGAAGTTTTAGTTATTGGAGGTGGTGCTTCTGGTGGAGGACACTTAGGTGCTGGAGGTGGAGCCGGTGGCGTAACTTTTAATCGTGCTTTTCCAGTTACATCAGGATCGGGTATAGGTATAACAGTAGCAGGAACAGCAGCAAGACCTCCAGCTTATTCACAGTCCTCAACTCCTGGAAGTAATACTGTATTTGGTTCAATCACAGCTAATGGCGGCGGCGGCGGTGGATCATGGGATGGATATGCAGGTCGTCCTGGTGCTTCTGGTGGCGGCGGCTGTCCTGGCAGCAATGGCGCAGGATCAAACAATCATACCGGACCTAATGATAGTCGTAACAAAAATATGGGTGGACGCGGTGTTGCCGGTCAAGGTTTTCCAGGTGGATCAGGAATTAGATTTAATCGTCAAGGCGAGGATATGCATGGTGCCGGAGGAGGCGGCGGAGCAGGAGGCCCAGGGTTCAGTCATATGGACGATTGCCGTCAAGGATTACTAGCAGACGGCGGCCCTGGAATTGCTAACGACATTATGGGATATACCTTATATTGGGGAGGTGGCGGCGGCGGCTCTATTCATCACGGTAATAGTACATTAGCAGCATCTGGTGGAATTGGCGGTGGTGGTGGATCAACTCAAACTCACGGTGGTCCGAGATATCCTGGATCACAACATGGACCTAATAGTGTAGGTGGAGGAATGGCACTAAACTCAGGAGCAGGTGGTGCTAGTCATTATCACGGAGGTAATGCTGGTGATAATACTGGCGGCGGTGGTGGCGGAGCATATGGCGAAGCAGGAAACGGCGGCTCAGGTATTGTTATAGTAAGATATTAAAGAGAGATTAAATGGCAACATTACGAAATACAACTATTAGTGGAACAGGAACAATCCTAACTCCAAACAATACTCAAAGTACTTCTGGGGCAACTGGAAAATTAAGATATAGTAGTGCGAACTCACAAAACACTTTAGAATTTTTTGACGGTACTACTTGGAGACCTGTAACAGGATTTAGCCAAGGCCTTGTAGGTACAGGTGGTAATCAAATTAATTATGTACCCGGTGGCGGCATAGTTCATATTTTTACAGCAGTAGGAGGTCATACATTTACTCCCACATTCACTGGAACTGTAGACGTTCTAGTTGTCGCTGGCGGCGGCGGCGGCGGATCAAGCTGGGGTGGCGGCGGTGGCGGTGGCGGCGTTATTAGCAGTCGTTCATATCCTGTTAGCAACGGTACTGGCATTCCGATTACAGTTGGCGGTGGTGGTGCTGGAACAGCAAATGGCAGTAATACAGTGTTCGGTGCTCTTACAGCAACTGGTGGCGGTCAGGGTGGAACTTGGGCACAAGGACAAAATGGTCTATTAGGATCACCTACAGCAGGACGTCCTGGAGGAAGTGGCGGCGGTGGCTCCAACACAGGCGACGGAACCGATAGTAGAATAAGAAGTTATGGCGGTCTTAGCGTATCAGGCCAAGGATATCCGGGTGGATCTGGTGTAAGATTTAATGCTGATACTGAAAACACTCACAACGGCGGCGCCGGCGGTGGAGCCGGAGGCGGCGGTGGATCCGCACCTGATGGTAGACAGAATTATAGAGGTAGCTTTAGAAGTGATCAAGTTTGCGGCGGCGCCGGCAGAGCATCTGATATGACAGGACAAATGTTATATTGGGGTGGCGGTGGAGGTGGTGGTGGTCACCTTGGCTGGGGTTCTTATTGCGGAGGTATCGGCGGAGGAGGTGGTGGTGGATATCATCACGCAGGTCCGTATGGAAATCAAAACGCGACCAACCCACAAAATACATTAACAGGCAACGTAGCGGGTCGACAATTTGAGGGCGGTGGACAAGCGTGGAACAATGGAGCAACATGTAATCCTACCGTCGGTGGCGGCAATGGTGGTGATAATACCGGTGGTGGATCTGGAGGACATGGCGGAACTGGCGGCTCAGGAATCGTAGTAGTTAGATATTAATTGTTTGAGTAGGGACATTTATTTGTCCTTACTTTTTCTAAAGATTCATAACGTTCTTTTAAAGGTCTAAATTTATTAGAATTTACTAAGTTGTTACATTCTATAATTTCATTCCATGGTGTAGGCGATTGAATTAGTTTAATTTTATCTGATGTTAAAAATTTAAAATAAGATATAGCATCGCCTTTTTTAATAATAATTTTTTCATAATTATTTTTTACTTCAAAAACAGTTTCAACAGGTCTAGTCCATTTACTAATATCATATTCACCTGGAATTACTGTAGTTTTACTTGTAAAATCATTATAATTCATAAAAGCTGGTAATATCTGAACCATTGTCGACTCAACTGTAGTTAATACAACTAACCAATCAATTCCGATTAAAGGAAATTTTTTTTGATTTTTTAAAAATCTTATATCTATAAGTGATTCGAAAATTTCTTGCGAAATATTTTCACAAAAAATTCTAAATGATTTATTCTTTATATCAATTTCTAGTTCAATAGTAAGATCAAAAGGAGCACAAAAAACAAATGTGTTTTTTAAAAAATCAGTATGAGCAGGACATTTTAAAAAATCAGATCCCTTTCTAGATGAAATTATTTCCTTAGACAAACTTTTAAAAGGATTAAAATTTTTATCTAATAATTCTTTCACACATTCAGAGTGATCTATATTAAATTCACTACTAGTAATAAATGACCAATTAATTATTTTCATAAATTATTAAGTTCGTTAATTCTATCGATTTCTAAATCGTGCTTTCGTGACCACACATGTTTATTTTTTTCATGTTCTACATAGTATTCATATATAATTTGCCTTATTTCTTCTTGAGAGTACGGAATATTTCTTGGCGTTATTTCGTATCCTAACTGTTGAAGACACATAGACCAACTACTTCCACCGAACATATAATTGTGCTTACTATCTACAGGGACTTTAACATTTGGGTTTTTTAATACTTCGAGGTAATGCAACATTCTATCAGAAGGAACAAATGTATTTCTAACATATTCCCAGAATTTGCTAGTTCTTAAATTGTCTGCATAATGCATACTAACAAAATCAACACAATCTTCAAATAAAGTTATTAATTGAGAATTAAAATTATTCACGTCATTCTGGCTATACCATTGCTCGAAGATAGCATTACTAAGTTGAGTAATTCCTACAGTAATTAATCCTACACCTGTACTTTCAAGAGGCTCAATAAATCCTCCACTTAAACCGATTTGAACTATATTACCTGTCCACTGATCCTTATTGTAAAAAGGATCCCAGTTAATTACACGAACATTTTCTTTCTTAATTCTACCATTCCAGTAGTTAACAAAGTATTCTTTTGCTTCTTCTGGATTTGTTATGTTTCTATTAAAAACCATACCACTACCAATTCTTGAAGAAATGCCAATCTTCCATACCCACCCGTGATCAACAGCATCGCATACTGCATAAGGTTTAAATTCTTCAGGACGATCTTCATAAGGTACCTGGCAAACAACCGCAGTATTAACAAATAACCTTCCTTGTAAATCAACTCTTTCTTTTGACTTCCTCAAAACACTATGAAACCCTGTACAGTCTACATATAGATCTGCTTTAATTTTATCACTGTTTTTCAGTTCCAAATAATCTATATGAGTATCATCTGTTTTGATAACATTTACAACTTCTGATTTAATAATCTTTATTTTATCTTGTAGTTTATTCTGAATATACAAAACAAGTTTTCCACAATCAACATGATAAGCATATGCATGTAAATTAGAACTATCTACAGTATTATGTATAATAGAAGATTCGTAGGATGCTGTTACATATTTTTTAAAATCAAAATCCTGTGCTAAAGACCAAATATCCCACAGATGAAAGTTTTTATCAACTTTTCTATTACCCTTATAAAAAGGATGCCAGATGTCGTTTCCAGTTTTTCGCCAATTAGTGAATAATATTCCTGACTTGTATCCTGTATCAATCTTTGAAAACCAATCGTCTATCTGGAACCCACATTCATTCATAAAAGGGAGAAAGGATAGTAACGTAGCCTCTCCAACTCCTATCGAGTTTCCTACTTCCTTATCAACTACGGTAATATCAATAGCAGGATGATTGTTATGAAGATAAGCGGCCGCTAACCAAGCACTAGTTCCACCGCCGACAATGACTAATTTTTCTACTTTCATAAAACTACTTATATTTTTTTCAATCTGACTAAAAAAATTCATAAGTAATAGACTATGAATAAAAGCAGTTTATGTATAATAGATGACTTCTTAGATACAGATGAGTTTAACGAACTTTCTACATTTGTCTTAGGACAAAAGTTTCCTTGGTTTTATGGCGAGCATGTTTCTATAGATCCAAACGATGCTGAAGTAATTAGAGATCCTTTAGCCATGGAAACTTGGGGGTTTCATCATATAGTATTTGAAAAAGAATGGAGCATTAAGAGCTTTACATATAACACTCTTACACCATTATTTCAGAAGATGGAGAAAGAATTAGGCTTTACTCAAAATCATTTAATTCGAGTAAGGATGAGCATAAAATTTCAAAAACAAGGCTTTACTAGTAATAATTACAACATGCCACATGTTGATTATTATTACCCACATGAAACTCTTATTCTGTATCTAAATGATTCAGATGGTGATACTAGAATTTTTAATGAGTGGAGTACGTATACTGGTAAAGGTACAGCAATCGGTCCTGAAACATTCACTACACAAGCTAGAGTTACTCCAAAAGCTAATCGATTAATTTGGTTTAATGGACTGCAATATCATACAGCAAGTAATCCAATAGAAGAAACTAAAAGAGCAATAATTAATATTAATTTGGAGCCGAGATGAGAGTCAATAATATTTTTCCTATTTCTCTTGCTAGGTTTACAATAGACAAAGAAATAATCGATAATTCTATTTTTTTAGTTAGAAAGTTTATTAAAGATACTAATTTTGCTGATAACCCTCCTCCTGGAGAATTGTTAACTACATTTTATAAAGATAAAGATTTTCTAGGAAACTTAGGCGATCGACCTTTACTAGATTGTATTAATGGAGCAACAAGACAATATTTAGAAATATTAGGACTCGATCCAAAATGTTACATAGAGATAACATCATGGCTTCAATATAATCCTCCAGGATCTTATTTTGTTAGACACGATCATTATGGTGCGTTAATTAGTGGATGTTTATACTTAAATGTTCCTGAAAAGTCTGGCAACGTTCTTTTTCACAATCCTTTAGAAGCTCGTCGAGTAACAAATACGTTCTTTGAAAGAATTAAAAAAGAAGAAAATGATTACAATTTTAGCCATGTAAAATATGAACCAATAGTAGGTGAAATGATAATGTTTGAGGCATGGTTACAACATACTGTAACACATAATCACAGTGAAGAAGATAGAATAGCAGTTGGTTTTAACATTTGGGCGGATAGAGATGTCAAAAATTGAACTATGGTTTCCTGTAGCAATTTATCTTGAAGAAGATGTCTTATCAAAAGAAGAAAACGATAAACTGAAAGAACATTGTTTATCTATATATGATAAAATTCCTACAGGAGGATCAGAATGGGTTGGAGGTACTTATACTTCACATGCTTCTCATAATTTAAATGACGATCCCGAATGTCAATCACTATTAGATAAAGTTAATTATCATATACATCAATTTGCTCGGGCACATAATTGTGAAGAAACATACAAAAATAATTATTCTTGGTTAAATGTTGCTACAGGTAGTTCTTGGCAAGAATTTCATGCTCATAATGGTAATGTTTTTAGTGCCGTTTACTATGTTAGTGCTCCAGAAGGATCAGGAAGAATTGTATTTGAAGATCCTAAAGAGCCTGATATGTGTCCTATAAAAACTAAAGAAAATAGAAATCAATTAAGATATTCTCGTACAGGATATACCCCAGAAACAGGAACATTAATAATCTTTAGATCATATCTAAGACATTTAGTTGAACCTGGAACAAATACTGAACCTAGAATTTCTATAGCAATGAATTACAACTAAAATGAATTTCTTATATGTGATATAAATTCTTTATGCCCGATAGTAGGTTGGATTTTTTCAAGAGTTCTAAGTTCTCTAAGAAAGTTATCGTCCCTTTTCTTAATTTCAGGATGCATCATTTCATATTCTTTTCTAATCAAATCACGATTGAATAAATTTAAACCCGAAAGAATATGAATGTAATGTGCTTCACTGAATAATTTATAATCGGTTGTTCCTCTAAAGTCATCAGCAATAGGTAAATTCTTTTTCCATTTCTTTAAATTTTCTTCAAGACTTTCGGGAAGTTTAATATTCTGAATATCTCTCCAGAATGGTGTGTTATCCTTTTTAGTAACATAGTGTAATATAACAAAGTCTCTGATATTAATTAGAATATCACTAATATCTTTATTATATTTTTCTATAGTTTTTTCATCGTAATTCGGTAAGCGATGCATTAACAAAAAGGCTTGCTGAATACTTGTGCCTATTGATGTTGCTTCTAAAGGTTCAACAAAATTAGCACTTAGACCTATAGCACAACAATTTTTAATCCAAACTTTATCTAATTTTCCTGGATCAAAATTAAATGCTTTACCAAACTCAATCTTTTTTCCTAAGAATCTTTCTACTTCTTCTTTAGCTTGATCAACACTTATATAATCACTGTCGAAGATATATCCATTTCCACTTCTTCCCCATACCGGAAGTGTAAACATCCACCCATAATCCATTGCTTGTGCTAGTGTCCACATATTATATTCTTCAGTATCATCATTAGGAAATGTAATAGCAGATTTCATCTTGAGATATTTTCCGTAAGATTCCCATTTTGCACCTAACTTAGAAATTAATGCCTTAGCAAATCCTGTACAATCAATATAAAAGTCAGAAGAGTAATTATTATCTTCACCTATTAAATGGTCAATGTTACCGTCTTCGTCTATGATTATATCTAGTATTTCGTCGTTAACAACTTTAATACCTTTAATAATAGAAACCTTTGTAAGAAAGTCATTAAGTTTATGTGTATTAAAATGATATTGATTCCACGGAGTTTCTGCGTCTGGGTTTAGTCTATCACGATATACTTTATTTTCCCAGGTATAGCTAGGATTTAAAAATTTATTAGGATAGCCCTCGCCTATTAGCTTGCCATAGATTGATAGATATTGTCCGTTTTTAAAATCTGCTTCTGGACCGATACTATGCATATAATCATTTTCTGCCCATCCTTTAAACATAATACCACATTTAAAAGTAGAATCACATTCACGAATAATTGTTCGATAGTTTACACCTATATAATTCATAAATTCATTCCAATGTTCGGTACTACCTTCTCCAACTCCGACAATACCAATTTTCTTAGAACGAATTACTTCAATTTCTATCTCGGGAAACCTAGTCTTTAAAATTAAAGCAGCAACAAATCCTGCTGTTCCTCCGCCTACTACGGAAAATTTTTCTAATTTATTCATAACAATAAATATCCCTATGATAGAACTACAAGAAACACTTTTATTTGTAACTTCATGTTACACTACTTACCTAAAAGATGTTGATAGAAACAAAATAATTGAATCTGTAAATTCTATTAAACAAACTCAAAAAGGCAATCAACTTAGTAATGCTGGAGGGTATCAATCTCATTCTTTAAAATCTCCTAACTATGATTGTTTAGAAACTATGAAATTATTTGAGAATTTAGTAATTCCAATAGGTAAAAGAATATCTAAAGAATGGGGATTACCTTCTGATATGAACAATGTAAGTTATTGGTATAATATCAACCCTAAATATTCATATAATCAAGAACACAATCATCCAAACTGTTTTCTAAGTGGAGTTTTTTATTTAAAAATTCCTACTAACAGTGGGAAAATATTTTTCTTAAGGTCTAATACAGAATGTGATCGAATGAATTTTATTACATCAGTATTATCTAATAAAGGAATGAATGTTGATAATAATAGAATTAATTGTGAACATTGGTTTGTACCTTATGAAGGACTTTTAATATTATTTCCAAGTTATTTAACACACTATGTAGAACAGAATTTAACTGACGATCTCGACAGTGATAGAGTATCTTTAGCCTTTAATTTTTCCTAATAATTAAATTGTGAAACAAAGAAAAGTAATGATAATCTAGGTGTACCTGTTTCTGTAACAAAACTATTAGGTCTATGCCATAACTTAGAATCATAAGCAATTAGTCGATTAAATTTATTTCCTATTCTAATAGTTTCTTTATCTTCAAATAATTTTAAATTATTTTCAAATCCAATAACATATTCTTCTGTAAGTTTATCATGAAGATAAAAGTTTTTCAAAGCTTCTTTGTCGTCAGGTAGCTCTTGAATATCATCTATATTATCAAGAGCAGGATCAAAAATAGATGTTCCTGTATCAAAATTACATTCATTCTCTGTAAGATACACTAAACCTGCTAAATTACCATAATCAGTATGAATCCACCCTCTGTTATAATAGGGATACTCTACAGGATCGTTTATATGAAAACAAAGAAATAATTCAAACATTCTTATTCCTGGAAAAACATCAAGACTAATTCTATTAGCAAACCAATCAGCAAATTGTTTTATTTCAGGCTCCTCAAATCCTAATAAGTTTCCAGTTCTTCTTCCAGGATAATATGTAGATCTAGAAAAATTTAACGATGTAGACATCTTAACAACATCCTGGGGTTTCTCAAAATAATTGTCTCTACAAATTAAGTAATTTTGATAAGGATGGTATTCAGTCATAATATTTCAAAATCAAAGTTAATTATTATTCTTGAACTATATTCTACTGGATAATTTCCAGAGTGATATCTATGTCCATTAAAAAATAATCCTGTTCCTTTCTTAGGGGTTATACGTAACAACTCAGGTAACGGATCTGCTAATGCTGGATTGTATATTTCTTCGTTAGTATTAAAAATTTTATTAAAAATAATTGTATCACCATCACTATCGTCTACATAATAAATTAATGTATTATATGGGCTATTAGTATTAAAGTCAACATGCGGCGCAGCATATTTAAATGCTGTATGACCTTGTCCTTTATGTGTATACCTTAATCTAATTCTTAATATTTCTTTAACTTCTATACCTGTTTTATCTGTAAAAAAATCTAATATCGATTTAAAAAAATCATAGTGCGGAGAATACGATCCACCGTCAAAAGCCATATGAAAGAATCCAACATCATCTGTAATATTAGGATCAACATAATCTGGAGTTGTTCCAATACCATAATGATCTGGATGTCCTATTCTATGAAGAAGGAACCACGGAAAATGTTGATCACCTTGTACTCTAGTAATAATAGAATCCTGTAAAGATTTAGGAACTATATTATCTATTAAGAGAATTTCATCTTTAATATTTTTTATCTGAAAATCCATTCTCGTACCTTAAATTTCTAAAATAATTTATAAATTCTTTATATGTATATAAATTTGTAGATTCTGCCCTCCATTGATCTTGTAGATCGTAATATGTAATAGCAGTAATTGGTTCTAATGGTCCGTAATCGGGTAAATCTAATTGTAAATCTTTTTTAGCTGCTTCTTTGCTTATAAGATGTAATCCAGCCATTACATAACTATACAGTGGCCATCCAGCTGATCCATCATAGGAAGGAAAATCATGTATTGAAGGAACTCTAGTTTTTGCCATTTCTAATATATCATTCACATAGTCAGTTTTAGTAACTCCAGTTTTAATATACTTCCAAAATTCACTATCATCTCTACCACCCATGTAATGCATAATTAAAAATTCTTTGATATCATCATACATTCTACTAGTTCTTTTGTTATAGATATTTCTTGAACCATCATTTAATGTTTCGTCAATTGTGGATTTTAAGAATTCAAATATAAAAGTTTGAGCTTGTACAATTGACGAATGGATTGATGTTGCTTCTAATGGCTCAAGAAAAGCAGAACTTAAGCCTATAGTAACACAATTTTTTATCCATGATTTTTCTTGTCTTCCTGCGTCAAACTTTATAACTTTACGAATATCAACTTTTTTACCTAAAATTATTTCAACTTCTTCTTGTGCTTTTTCTGGGGTTGTATACGCATCGCAAAATACATATCCACAACCTCTACGATCCATTAACGGAATTTGCCACATCCAGCCATTTTTTTGCGCCCAGGCTGTAGTAGAAATATCCGGAACTTCACCATCTTCGTATTCTAACCAAAAAGGAATAGCAGTATTAAGAGGTAGATTTTTTTGATAACTAATCCACTTACCTCCTAACGCATTAATTAAAATCTTATGAAATCCAGAACAATCAATAAACATATCTCCATTAATTGTTCGATCATCACTTAAATCAACACTTGCGATATTTCCTGTTTCGGAGTTGAGAGCAACTTTTACAACTTCTCCGTCGATAAATTCTAAGTTAGCACATCTAAGACATAACTTTTTAAAATATTGGCCTACTTGGTAAGCGTCAACATGCATTGCTTGTCTAGGATCTAAAAAAGTTCCTACATGTTTATTAAACGAAGACATACCATGATAAGTTAAAAATCCGCATTTCGAAGCTGTTAACAATTTAGAATAATCTAAGTTATTAAGTCCCCAAGCAAATAAAGGATCAGGAGTACTAGTATTTGTCCAACTTCCGTCTATAGGTCCAATATAATATTGATCTATATTGTTAGTCCATCCTTTGTGTTTGATCCCAAACTTTAATGTAGCACCAGTTTCTAATATAAATTCATTTATATCACAACCTAAATCATAGAAAATATTCATCAATACATCGGTAAATCTTCCTGTAGTGCTTTCTCCTACTCCAACTACTCCTATTTTTGATGATTCAATTACTTTAACATTATGATTCGGATGTCTTTTTGCTGCTAATAATGCAGTAATCCAACCTGCTGTTCCACCACCGACAATAACTATATCCATGTTAGTACCTTTTTCTAACTATATATATGTTACAACAAGCACTAATCTCTTAGATCCTGATGCGGGATATCTTTGAGCGTGCCAGTGCCCTTTAAAAGTTACTGCTGTATATTGAATACTAGGAATCATATAAGTGTAAGAAAAGTCATCAGGCCATACAATCGTTTGTCCTTGGTCACATGATGTAAGATACATAATAAAATTGTTGTGTGGCCAGTGATGATCCAAATGAGGAGCTGTATGCAAATCGCTATTATGCCATGTAAGGTTTAAATTAGCTCTAAATATATTTTTATATTTTAGATTATTTTCACTCATAAATCTGTGAAATAGTTCAAGAAAGAATTCAAAATATGAACTTACTTCGTTAGCAGGTCTTTCAGTATGTTTGACATTTTCTTCTTCTGTTCGTATTAAAAGAGTATGACTTAAAAAAGATCCATTGTCAAATTTAATATGAGGTTTTATCTCTTTTGGTATATTTTCTTCATCACCGAATGTTTGTTTATCTTGCCAAAACCAAGGAAAATGTGGGCCTAATACAAACTTTTCTATAAATTCTTTTTCTCTATCATTTACATGTATTGGTTTTTGTAATATAATAGATTCTAAATTAGACATCGTTGATTCCTTTATATTAATACTTAACCATCATATGCTTGAAAAAAAAATAAGTTGATTTTTTAACAATAAATATCAGAAAATAATGGGGGTTTTATGACAAATACTGATAGTAATTTTACCGATGCTGCTGTAGACGCAGCAAAAAAAACAGCTTCTTTAGAAATTATGTCAATTAATAAATCTGTTTTATTCTCTACAGAGGATTGTAAAGATATATTATCTACATGCGTTGAAGAATTATGGTTGCAATCGACAGTTATCGGAGATTCAAATCTTCATCAGTCTAAAAGACAAAAATTAAGAGGTGATACAGCAGGATTTCCATTTTTAAATATTAGAGAAGTAACTAAAAGTGCAAACGACGAAATATATGATTTTAGTTTATTAGGTATTATTGATCAAGATTTTCCTCAAGTATTCAAATATTCAGAAGGTGATTACTATAAAATGCATTTGGAATTAAATCTAATGGCTCCTTCTAGAAAAATTACATTTATTATCAATTTAAATGATCCTAACGAATATGAAGGTGGGGATATTGAATTTTTAAATATCAATGCTGACTCTTCTCTTTTAAAGGAACAGGGATCTTGTTTGATTTTTCCTTCTTATATTCCTTACAGTATAACCCCAATTACAAAGGGAAATAAGTATGTTTTAGTCGGACATATTCACGGAGCGTTATTTAAGTGATATTAGAATACCACTATTGGTACTTTCAATCAGCTATACCTTTAACTATTTGTGATCAAATACTTGAAATGGGTATAACTAAGATGCTCGATGAACAAAAGAAATATGGCGAAGAAGCACTAATAGGGACAACCGGCGGCTGGAAAGAAAAACATAAAGATACTAATGCTATACCAACAAATCATGAGACCACAGAATCCTTAGTAAAAAAAGGTATTGATCTTAATAACATTTATATTAGAGATTCAAGTGTAACATTCTTAAATAATTCTGAACTTTACGATCTTGTATGGCCCTATATAGTTGAGGCTAATAAACGTGCCAAGTGGAATTTTGATTGGGATTATACTGAAGATATGCAATTTACAAAATACGGAATAAATCAGTTTTATGGCTGGCATACTGATTCTTCATCAATTCCTTATCAACCATTTGATCCAGAAGTTGATCCAATTCATAAAAATTCTGATGGTACTCCTTTTTATAATCAAATGGGAGAAACTATGCCAGAAGATCATAATAAAACTTCTAATCCCCAAATGATGGGAAAAATAAGAAAGATTAGTGTTACTGTTAGCTTAAATGATCCAAAAGAATACGATGGTGGAAATTTACAATTTGATCTAGGCCCTCATCGTTCGGATCGGTTTCACACATGTACTGAAATCAGACCAAGAGGCTCAGTAATTGTATTCCCTTCTCATATTCCTCATCAAGTAACTCCAATTACTAGAGGAACTAGGTACAGTTTAGTTTGCTGGAGTTTAGGAGCTCCGTTTAGATGACTAACTCGGACTTTTTTAGTGAAAACAAATACGTTGCAGTTCAAAAAATGATACCGACTGATTTGTGTAGAATTATTACCAAGTATGCCCTTTTAAAAGAAGAAACAGAATTTACGCCAGAAATTGGAAAAGAAGCTCAAGTAGAAAATGCACATTCAGTGTACAGCGATACATTAATGGAAACTATGCTTTATTTTTTACATCCTCATATGGAGAAAAACACAGGATTAAAATTATGTCCAACTTATACATATTATCGTGTATATCATCCTGGTATGAAACTTGATATTCACCGAGATCGAGAAAGTTGTGAAATAAGCACAACTATATGCTTCGGATTTAATTATACACAAAAAGATCCTGATTATAAATGGGGAATGTATGTTGAGCCCGGAACTCTTATTAATCAGGACCCGGGAGATGCTATAATATATAGAGGATGTGAAATTAACCACTGGAGAGATGTTTTTGACGCTGGGACCGGCAGTTACCAAGTACAGGCATTTTTTCATTACATTAATGTTAACGGGCCGTATTACCCAAAATTTGCTTATGATTCTAGATCTGGATTAGGCGTGAGAAATGATAAGTATAAATAAACAGTGATTTATTAATGTTGGGAGATACTATGTCAAAAAGATTTACAGTAGATGATATTGTAGAAGTCACAAAAATAGCCGGAATGATGGGTGTCGATGCTATTTGGTGTACTATACTTTTCAAAGGTTGTAAAAACCCAGTAGAATTTTATGCTTGGGAACGTGCCGAAGATGACTTCCAACGAGAAATGTATAAAATTCTTAAAGAAGAAAAGTTTGGTAAAGTACGTGACGGTTCTGGAGAATGGTATATTACTATTCCCCCAGATCAGTATAAACTCGAAGAAGCTGCTCTAGAGAAGCGTTTAAAACTACTAGTAGAAAGTGATTTTTCTGATCTACCCGTTACCCAAGCAAGACTATCAGATAAGCAAAAAACTGAATGGGCAGAATACCGTCAAGCTCTTAGAGATATGACAGCTCAAGAAGGATTTCCTTGGGACGTTGATTGGCCAGTAAAGCCAAAGTAAGTAAAAAGGCGCTTTAAGCGCCTTTTTTATTGAGCATATTGTTGAGGTAATTCCTGTCCTGCTGCTGGACTTGGACCAGCAATTCTAAGATCCGGCTCATACTCGTCTTCGTATATAGCACAGTCTGTTATTAGTAATAATCCAGCTACACTAGCAGCATTGATTAAGGCCATTTTAGAAACCTTTGTTGGATCAATAATACCAATCTCAAACATATTTCCAAATGAACTGTTACTAGCATCGTATCCAAACTCGTTATCGCCTTCGATAACTTTGTTAACAATAACGTCTGGACTATCACCAGCATTATTAGCGATTGCTCTAAGTGGTTCTTCCAATGCTCTTAATACTATCTGTATGCCAGCATCTTGTTCAGTGTTTGATCCTTTAAGGTTTTTTAGTTTTTCTTTTACACGAATATAAGCAACACCACCGCCCGGAACTACACCTTCTTTAATAGCAGCCTTTGTAGCATGTAGAGAATCGTCAATACGATCCTTCTTCTCACCGAGCTCCATTTTAGTAGCATGTCCCACACGAATAATTCCAATACCACCAGCTAGTTGAGCAAGACGATCTTCTAATGATTGATCGCTAAAAACTGTATCTCTTTCACCGCTTTCTATATGTTCCTTAACTGTCTTAATTCTTTCTTCTATCTTGTCTTTATCACCATGGCCACCGATAATTGTTGTAGTGTGTGCTGTTATCTCAACACGATTACATTGTCCGCAATCTTCAAGTTCAGCATTTTCAACACGTTTACCTGTAGCATCACTAATAACCTTACCACCGGTTAGGATAGCAATGTCTTCTATTAGTTGACTACGCTTTGGTCCCTTCCAATCAGGACCACGAACTGCACAAGTCTGAATAGAACCATTAACATTATTAATAACCAAAGTAGCAAGAATATCTGTTTCGATACTTTCGGCCATAATAAGAAATGGTCTTTTTGTATGTACTAACTTTTCTAGGATATCCATACAGTCATTCATATTAAGAATCGGACGATCGCATATTAGAATATAAGGATTCTCTAATATACATTTCTGCTTATCTGAATTAACAAAGTACGGACTTAAATATCCTTGTTCATATTGTACACCATTTACAATTATTAGTTCGTCTTTAAGACTAGTACCGTTCTCTACAGAGACAGCGCCGAGCGGACCGACCTTTATTAATGCTTCAGCAATTAATTTTCCCATATCTTCATCATTATTAGCTGAGATAGAAGCTACTTGAGCAATTCTTTTTTCTTCTGAGCATTCCTGGCTTATGTTATCTAATTCGTCAACAATTGCTGCTACTGCCTTATCAATACCTCTCTTAAGATTAATAGGACTAATTCCTGCTGTAACAAACTTTAATCCTTCTCTAATCATAGCCTGAGCTAAAATAGTAGCAGTAGTAGTGCCATCTCCAATATCATTTGATGTTTGACTAGCGGCCTGCTTAATCATTCTAACGCCGGTGTCTGCTAACTTATCTTCTAGAAAGATTTCTTTAGCGACTGTAACACCATCCTTAGTTATATGTGGAGCACCAAATTGTCTCTGAATAATAACATTTCTTCCTTTAGGACCTAAAGTTACCTTAACAGCATCAGCTAAAATGTTAACTCCTTTAACAATTCTGTCTCGGGCTTCCTGTCCCATGACTACAACTCTAGGACTAATTTTAGACATTTTCAATTTCTCCCTCTGTAACAATACCTAAAACTTCTTTTTCTTCTAATATTAGATACTCATCTTTATTAAGTTTTACTGGATGTCCGGCATACTTAGGATACAGAACAGTATCTCCGACCTTTATCACCATTGGAAGTATTTTTCCGTCCTCATTTATCGCTCCTTCGCCTACAGCAAGAACAGTACCTTTAGTTGGTCTTTCTTTTGTATCTTCTGATAATATAAGTCCAGATTTAGTTTTAAGATCATCTTCTATTTTTTTAACAAGAAGACGATCTCTTATTGGAATGAATTTTGTCATTACGCCTCCTAATTATATAAATTTGGCGCTGTATTTACTACGATAAGTTATCTAAAAATTCAAAAATGGTTTCTATTTTAGCTCTTATAACTTTATTATTAATGGTATTTCGTATACCTTGATGTGTAGGTTTTGGCCAGCTATCTAACTCGCACCAAGCCCATCCTTTATGTTCTCGACTCAGAGTTGGGATAAATTCTTCTTTTATTATACAAATATACGTTTGAAAATTAAAATGTGTATCATCACTAACAAAAGTTTCTAAAGGAATTGTTTTTATTAGATCTGGCATGAATCCTATTTCTTCAATAACTTCTCTACAAAGACCTTGCCAAATAGATTCACCGGATTCTGTTTTACCCCCTACAAGGCCCCATATTCCTTCTTTTTTTCCACTTGCTTTTTGTAAGACTAGAAACCTTTTAGTGCTTTGACTTAAAAACAAAGCACCACTACCACGGACCTTTTTAATCATAGGACCAGACGCCAGCGTCCTTCTACGTACTCGCCCTCGAAACTCTTGGTCCATTCATCGCCATCCCACTTATATTGAACACCTGTTCTTAAGTTAGTTATATAAGTGATCTCGGTTACTGTAGCAGCTTCGAAAATTACATTCCACTGACTACCGTCCCATTCTATGATGTTATTAGCATCAGTAATAAAATCAGAGAGATCAGCATTTTTCCAAGCGTCAGGGCCATCGTTATTTTCATCCTTTCCTATTCTATCTAAAAGAAGATATCTAATTCCAGCAGCAATAGTATCTGGTGGATTATATGTAAGAGGATCTATAATAGCATCAACATTTCCTCTACCATCAATAATAGTATTTGTCGGATATGTATCTGGATCAAAATTAACTACAGCAATAGTGTCGTCGCTAGGATGAATACTCATAGTACCTACAACTTCAGTACCATCTGCTTTCTTTAAGAATATACGACTTATACCTGCTCTAAATTTTCCATATTGATCTAATAGTTTGTACCAATTAACATTTGGACCGTACTTTTCTGGTATATCATCTTCAGTTACACTTTCACCTGGTCCAAGTAAACGTGCTTGATTGTTTATAACAAGTAGACCAAATCTACCAGGTGTGATATATTGTGTTGATTCTGGAAGACCATAAAGAAAATCTGGATCAATTTCTCCAGTTGCTTCAGTAAAAATATTAGCAACAATAGTGTGAATTACACCCATTCTAGTAACTCTAGCAGGTGGAGTAATGTATATAGGTGTTTCAAATTCTAATGTAGCAATATCAATTTCGCTATCAATTCCTTGAGGTATTGAACGGCTTGTTAAAGTAACATCTGTAAGTTCTACAACTGATAAACTAGTCCAGTCAACATAATTGTCTGTAGTTTGTATTTCAAAACTTGGGTTGAATAAAACTAAAATTTGTTCAAGAATTTGTAATTTCTGATCTGTATTAGTGGACCAGATATCTGCTTTAATTGATAACTTATATGGAGTTGGCATTAAACGCTCAACAGTATAATTTAATCCTTGAGCAGTTCCGTATGTTCCGCTTGCGGATGATCCATCTTCTAAAACTTCTCGCTCTCTAATATGAACTTTACTAGTGAACGTAGCATCACTTAATCTAGATCTGTCTAATTCTAAGTCTGTCATATAGACAGCGATACGAGGTGCCGAAGGCATTTTATTTTCAGAATTATCTTTTAAAATTGAAGCAACTTGTCTAGAGATATCACCGTAAATAACTGGAACAACTTTTTCAACACCGTCGGCTGTTCTGTACTTAAAGTTACTTAACATTCGAATTACTTGAGCAAGGTATCTACGTATTTGCCCGTCATAAAAATATTGCATTAGAAATCTGCCCTAGGTCTAAGTGCCTTTGATAAGGCTTGTTTTTGTTTTACTGTTTCTTTGTAAACTGTCCAACGTAATTCTTCGCCAACTCGTAATGAAAATCTTACAGTAAAGGCAATACATCCATCTTCTTCAAATACACTTGTAACTGGATTTCTTGCTTCGCCTATCCAAACATCAACTCCATAAGTTGAAACATAAGGAACCTTAGTAACAATCTTTTTGCCTGCAACATCCATGAATGATGTAGGATCTGTTGGACGGAATGTGTGAGGATCTGTAATAGTGAATACATCCATTTCAAGCATACCAACACCGCTTTGTTCAGTATTATTAATAAATTTAGTTTTGTATGTTGTTCTTACGTCGTTGTTTGTCATAGTATGACGACTTTGATCCTCATACTTAACCCAACGCTTTCCACTAAATCTAAAAAGTCTATTTGGATAATAATCTGTTCTCAAATAAAAGTCACCTCTAGCAGCATTGTCTGGAAATTTAATACCAAACCCATATGGAGCACCATTTGGAGCAATGCCGTCGCCTAATAAAAATCCTCTATATCCGTCTTTTACAGGAGATACCATTGTAGCATCTGCTGTATTAGAATCGTCGATAGCAAGAGTATCTTGGTCAACTGTTTCTAAATTAACATTTCCAGAATTAGGATCAACACTTAATGTCCAGAACTGACTAGTTTCGTATCCACTTAGCGGAGAATCTGATTCTGCTTCTGCTACAACTGCTTCGTTAATAGCAAGTATCTTTAAATAATCACTCATTCCGCTACCAGTAATCTCATTAGGATCTAGCGGACGGAAATATGTTGAATTAGGAGGCTCGTTACCGGTTGTCTCGGCAATAACTTCGTATAGCACACCTTTATCTCTTACAATTTGACCTACACAGTAATGTTTTGTTTCGTCGTATTCTCCAGCAAACATATCGCTGTTTACAGGAGTCATAAAAATATCTTTATATTCTTGACTATCAACAAGTGGCTTTAATTTAAGTCTGTAAAGATGTGGCCACCAAGTAGCTGAAAATCCTTCTGCGGCTCTGTTAACATCTTCTACAACATAGAATCTTTTAAGAGCATATGCTAAATTTCCCAAAGCATAAGGATCTACAAGATGCGGTAATTCTATAACATCGCCTGTAATAATTTTGCGTCCAAGGGTATCTACAGTATTATTAATATGTACAGTCATAAAGATAGTATCATTTTGTAGAAATAGACCAAATTGACTCAGGTTAAAATCAATATCGTTTACGTTATACACACCACGTAATGGATATATTGAAGTATCGTATTTGCGATCTCTATTTTCTAAGAATAGTACATCTTGAATAGTACTTTCGCCCATAGCTTTATTAGGATCTGTAGGATCTATAGGTCCTATATATTTGTGAACTAGAACATCAGTTCCACCAACTTGGAACATTTCATAGACTTGTTTGTCTATAAACTTAAAATCATTACCTTTTTCGGGCTTATAAAGCGATAACCTGGGCATGTAACTATTTATCGGTAGCGATAAATACGATAAGCAACTCGTTTGGGTGGAAAAAGTATGTCTCAACGCATAATAAACATAGGTACAGGGCCTAATACAAAGGATGGAGATACCGTCCGTCAGGCCTTTAATCTAACTAATCAAAACTTTTCGGAACTTTATACACTTATAGGTCAGGGAGGTAATAATTTCTCTGGTAACTTATCAGGATCTGTTTTTGCTGATGATTCAACTCTTATAGTTGATGGAATTACTGGAAAAGTATATGCCACAGATTTAACAGCCAATAACGTATCAACTACACATCTAAACGCTGTCAGCGCAAACATCATAGAATATGTTACTACAGCAGAACTGGTTACAAATGTAGTCACACTACCTAACAGTGTCTATACAAGGACAACAGCCGGCGTAGTTCCTGCTAATACACCAACTATTATTTGGACATCATTTAACACTAATATCGCCAGTGCTAAACTTGTTATTCAAGCAGAAGGCACAGTAAGCCCAGATACAAACGGATCAGCAACATGGCATACTCAAGTATGTGAAGCACATGTCGTTAAGAGAGTGAATTTTACAACTGCTCCGGCATTATCAGTATATGGTATAACTTACACAAGTGTATCAGCGTTAGCAACTTTTACTACACAATTTAATGTTGTAACAAACAAAATGGAAGTAATAGCAACAGCAACTAACGCAGGATATCCATTAAATATTAAAATCTTCGCTACAGAAATAGAAACATCGGATTAAGGAAAAAGGAAATGACAAATAAACCATTTGAAGTACAAGACGACGCAATAGTACTAAACGGCGTTGAATTACAAATTACTCAAGAAGGTGATATAAACATCGATAATAATCCGATAAGCGGTGTTGGTTCACTCACAGATGACAAGGAAATCAAAGTCACTGTAGGAAATACAGATTACTTTGCTCTAATCAGCCGCGCCCAACAGGCAGATATAAACGGTGTATCACCACAAGCAGTAGCCTATGATACCGCAGGTAATATGATTACCCTACACATCAGCCTCTACGATATAGGCAATGACAAATTGGTCATTTCAAAGTTTAGTGATACAGGTGAGTTATTGTGGCAACAGCAACTGAACAATCACGATGTTGATACCAGTGTAAATGCTGACCTAGTCGTATTTGATGACAACAGTATGGTAATAACATTTACCATTGACAGTTATGGTGTTGACAACAGAGACAGCATCGCAGTGATGAAACTTGATGATGAAGGCGGTCTAGTATGGAGCAAGGTATTAAGCGGTAATCAACCTGTTGAACTCATAGAATCTGTTACTCCTGCCCTAAACGGTATAGGCGGAATAACTGTTGAAGGCACAGACTATCAAGTAGTATTTGTCTCTGGAGATTATACATACTATCAGGGATGGGTATTCCAAGAAAGCACAGATGGTACAAATTGGACCACAATAGATACAGTTGCGTTGGCTACCTATGACAATATTGGCAACGAAACTAGCCTATTGTTCCCAGATCTTACATTCACAGGCGACTTAGATTATCCAACTAAATCATATAGAGTAGCCACTGAAGAAGTCAACAGTTGGCACGAAACCAGTTCTATCACCACAGACGGTGATGATGTGTTTGTGATCGCTGAATACCAAGATGGTGCCAGTGGTCCTAATCTAACCAAGTCAGCCATATTAAAACTAGCAGGCACTAACGGTAATTTAATATGGGCTAAGGTTCTAGAAATTCCAGGTTCTGTAGTTGAAATGTACGGGGCAGATGTAGGAGCAGACGGCGACATCGTGGCTATGGGGTATTATGGTCCCGACGGTCCCGGATTAGTAGGAGCCTGGGTCAACAAGTTTGACGGCACTACTGGTGCTTATATCTGGGGTACCGCAATCCAAGGTTTAGGTGAAGTTGATACTGCTGGTGGCGACATAGTTGTAGACAGTCAAAACAATGTTTTCGTTACCTTAAACACTCGTGAAGATATTACCACCGATGGCGGAGACACTACTAAAACTGTAGCCTACATATCAAAGATTGACAGTACAGGAGACATAGTATGGAGTCGCAGAGCAGGGCCAGGACCTTGTGCTTCAGTAGCTTCAGGCATTGACTGTGACGATACTGGTAATGTTTACCTAAGTGTACTAACTGTTACACAGGATAATCCTAATAGAGATATATTTGAATTCGCAACTACTGGCAAAACTACTATGGCTCTGGCCAAGTACAGCACAGACGGTGAAGTTTTATGGCAGAGATACATTGAATCAGACCACTACGAATTCATAGGCTATGATGATATTAACAACAGCGACTACGATTACGACTACAACTACAATCGTGCTCGTAATTTAAGCCTAGGACCTAATGGTAAGTTGGCCATACAGGGCTCTGTACTTGAGGAAGACAGCGATGGCCCCTTCGGCGGCGACAGAAACAAACAAGGTGTGGTACTACAGATAGATCAAGATGGTCGTGAAATGACCATAGGATCTGGAGTAGACAAGTTCACTGTGGTTGCCAGCCGTATCCCAGGTAAGTTTGTTACATTACTTGCTGAAGAAGGTGGAGCAGTAGGTCTACTAACTGATCTCACAGAAGATGTGCTAGTAGTCACACCAACATTAACTTTTGTGGATGCTGAATTGGCACAAGTACGCTCAACATCAGCACCTCATGAATATATGTTTGGCAACGATGGCACACTAACAATACCTAACGACGGTGATATTCGTCTAACACAAACACAGATTGGTTGGTTCTCAATATTTGGCAATGCTAATAATAACAACGAGGATGTTTGGTTCCGTGCTAACTGTGTAGATCCTAGTAATGGTGATGTATATGCTGTAGGTCAAGACGATGACATCAATGACGGTATCATAGTTCGCTACAACAGCCAAGGACAGGTAGTATGGAGTATTATACTTAACGACAACGATCTCGGTAATAATACTCGTTGTAACGCTGTCAAGATCCATCCGACTAACGGAAACATCGTAGTCCTATGTGAATACTATGGTAATCAAGTAGGAGCATTATTCCTACAGATTGATCCAGAAACTGCTCGTGTAGTTGTTAGTGCTGGATTTAGAGATAGTAGCGAAAACGGTGATGCTATACCTTACGACTTTACTTTTGACAATGCTGGTAACATCATAATAGTTGGTCGTAAGTGGGACGAGTATAACACTGTTTCAATAACTCCACAAACTGGAAGCACTACAAGCATATTGTATGTTCTACAATCAGTAGGTAATGTTAATGCTAACGACTGGTATGTAAGTGGAACAGGCATCACTGGCCGTGCTAGTATAACAACAGTTAATAGATATACACCACTAAGTGGCACAACCCGTCAAGGTAGTGGGGCTGAGTTTGACATTGTTATCGGCGGAGCTGGCCCATATACTTATGATAGTGTTACAGCAACTACACTTGGTACCAACTATCTTCCAGGACACAAGATTTTAGTTGATGGAACAGCATTAGAAGGTCTAACAGGAACTAACGATGCTATCATAACTGTTACTAGTGTAAACGAATCAGGCGGCATTACCGGTGCTACAATTTCGGGTACTTATGGAAACGCACGGGCCGCACCATTTACTTATAATGAGGTTACAGGTACTAACTACCAAGTAGGTAGCGGATTTGAATTGATGTATGAGCTAGACTCAACAGCAAATTACGCAAGTTACGGCAATTATGGCGTAGTTACCAGCGGATCTAACTATGTTGAAAACGATATCATAGTTATTCCTGGTACTAGTTTAGATGGTACAAGTCCTGCCAACGACCTTACAGTTAGAGTTAGTGTTAGTGGTGGCCAAGTACAATATGTACATGAGTTTACAGGTACAGGACAGACAAATACTTTCAAGATAGTAATAGCAAACGCTGTAGACTTTGGCGGAGTAGGTACTTGGAGTTTAGAATACGCTCTAAGTGGTGAAGCATTTGTTTATAAAGCAGATGATGAGTTTGGTTATTTGTGGAGCAAAGTACTCAGTGCTGGAACAGTTAACGACACAGAGCGTTACCTATCAGTAGCAGTAGGCAGTGATAATGCTATCTATGCCGCAGGTGAAATGATTGCTAGAAACAATGTAGCAGGAGCAGACCTTAACAGTTATTGGTGTGCTGTGGTATCTAAGTTTGATACTAACGGTACACATGCTTGGACCAAAGCACTAAACAATTCAATACATAATTGTTATGCCAAGTGTGTGAGCGTACAAGGTACTAACACAATCGTAGTCAGTTACGAAAACACAGGTACCAGTTCAACTGTGGTCACCAAACTAGATGCCGCTGGTAATATCAAGTGGCAGCGTGAAACTAGTTCATGGGATGACAGTAGTGTAGCAATAGACACTAACGGTGATGTTTACGCTGTCATAGAAGCACAGTTTGAAAACCAATATGAAAGTTGTATCAAGTTAATTAAGTTCAATGCCACAGGTGAGATAACCTATCGTAAGTTCTTTGGCACACTATTACGACAGTTAGGTGGTACTAACGAATACTTCAAGAACGGCCGTAACTTGACCTTGGACGCAGATAATCTTTACATATCAGGTTATACCACAGCCTTTAATAACAACTTCGATAACAGTTTCCTAGTCAAACTACCTAAGTCAGCAAATTGTGAAGGAGCATACGGTGGTTGGGTTCTACAAAATGACATCTATAATGTCAATAAGATTACCTCAACAGAAGCAACTACATTTACTCCAGTTGTAAGTGCTGGTGAGTTTGAAGATTGGACACCAGACTTTGCTACTAACTGGTATGACCCAAGCAGTAACGAAGAGTATCACACCCTAGCAGAAATTGTAGATCGCGATGGCGGTGCTATTGAATTTGCTGATGGTACAAGACAAACAAGTTCAGCACAACAAATTCCACAGCGTAAGATATTCAACGGTGCGGATCATAGACTACAACCAGAAGATTCGGGCAAGCATATCTTTGTTACTAACAGCGACACTGACATCATCGTTCCTTACAATGAAGACGGTCCGCTACCAATTGGATTTACAGTTGTAATCATCAATGACAGTGGTGCTATTATAAATGTAGATGCTGATGGTGGTGGTATCAACATTAGAAATAGCAGTGACGGTAGTAGTGGTACCTATTGGGATCTTGCTGCCTACGGTATGGCTACATTGATCAAAGTTGATTATAACTACTGGTACATTAATGGTAATGTTACACTAGACTAAGGAATCAAGATGCCTATAACACAGATATTACTAACGGCCGGCGGAGGACCAACTTATACACTAACCCCAGCAGCTAACAATGTTGATGAAGGTAGTAGTTTAACACTTACAGTTGGTGGAACTAATATTCCGAACGGAACTTATTACTGGACTATAACTATTGTAGGCGTCGGTACAGGTAACTTTGTCGCAAATACCGGAGAAGTTATTATTACCGACAACAGTGGCTCATTTACAGTAACACCCACTAATGATGCTACCACTGAAGGTAGTGTAACATTTATAGTTGCTCTCCGTTTAAACGGCATCGGCGGTACAATAGTAGCAAGCAGCGGTTTAATTACTATCAATGACACCAGTTTTGCCATAGGTGGTTCGCTTGTAATTAACGGTAGTACACTGAATTGGGGTACAACTAATGCCGCATCCCCTACCTACGGGGCATAT